GGGCCGGGAGTCAGCCGCAGGTCTTTGTCACCGCTACAGACAATCCCGTCATCACCCAGCTCATGAGCGTGGATAATCATCAGGTCATCTGCTTCGAACCAGTCACTTGCGGCAACGCGGATACCGTGCTGAGCGTACTCGTCAGGGTTGTTCAGCAGGTGGCCCTTGAGCGGGCCTTTCAGCGGTAGCTCTTGACGCTTTTTACGCTGGTCCTGATACACCTTGACGGTAGGATAGAAGTATCGGTTGCACTTCGCACAGTTCGTGGGAGTGATAAAGATGCGGCACTCTTTGGTGCCAGTGAGGAACATGAACTCCAGTACCAGTTTGTAGAAGCGCCGGATTGCAGTCGGTAGCGTCTTCACCGTGGCCGCTGCCTGATAAATCAGGAAGTCAGCATCCAGTAGGAGAATCTTGTCGCCGTTCTTCTGCTCCTCCACCTCAAACTGAGGCGGTAGGTTAGCCAGCAGTTCTTCAAACATTACGCCACCTTAGCCGTTGGCAGCTTGTCCAGTACAGCCAGAGTATTCAGGAATCCGAAAATGTCCGTGGCCAGCTGCGGCAGATTGGTCTGCTCCAGCGGTGCATGAACGTGTCCGGCAATCCAACCCAGCTGAGTGGCGATGGTTCCCATAGTCGCTACAGAAGCGCCTAAATCGCCCTGTGCTGCGAGTTCTTTCGAGGCATCACGTAGTGCAGCCTTGTTGCCCTTGATGCGCTCAGTGAGCGGCTGAGGGTCAATGCCGTACAGGTTAGCCAGTCGGTACAGTGCAGAGCGTGCGCCCTGAATACGGGTACGGTCGTAAGGGATGGCCGTGGCCTCTGCGTAGAGCAGTTGGAATAGTGTCTGGTGCATTCGTGCTCCTTATTAAAGCGGGATAGGACTATCCCAATCCCGCTGGTTAATCACATCGCTCTTTCAGGCAGTCGGTGCAGCTGGCGCAGCAGGCGCTGCTGGAGCGGCAGGTGCAGCCGGGGCCGCTGGTGCTGCCGGGGCAGACGGTGTTGGTTCAGCTGGTGCCGTTGGGGTCGCAGGAGCCGCTGGCGCAGACGGAGTGGCCGGGGCCATGTCTTGCGGCATTGGGATACCGCCTTCCAGCAGAGCTTGCAGAGGTGAGCCGACATAATCGACAGCTTTCAGAATGTCTTCCTGAATGAAATTCTTGCTCTCGCCTTTGTCGTTCTGACCTTCGATGAACAGGCTATCCCACGTCTCTTTGGTCGGAGCGTTCCACAGGAACAGCTTCACATCAGACGGAGACAGTGCTGGGATTTCGACAGGCTTACCAGTGTTCGGGTCGAACTTCGGCAGGTCAGATACAGACGCATAGTTGATGGCGTTGTACTCTTTACCAGCGGAGGTCTTCTCGACAGTCACCTCGAAGCTGAACGCCTGACCCAGACGCTGTGCAGCGTGCTTAATGTCACCTTTCGCGTTCAGACGGTCGAACAGGTGCTTGAACTTAGACTTCTCGCTGTTACCCACAGCCAGACCCAGACTGCGGTTGCGGACAACCTCGCCGTTCGGACCGTAAATCAAGAAGCCCACTTTGGTATTCAGCACAGGTGGACGGCCAGTAGGCTTACCCTTAAACATAGGGGTACGTTTGCCCAGCTCGATGTATTCCGCGAAGTGTCCGTAGTAAACACCCTTTGGCAGAATAATCTTTTCATATCCACCAGTACCAGTTTCGGTCATGTCAACGTCTTGCGTTTCCACAGCCTGATTTACCAGTGCGTCCAGTTGAGCCAGTGGGTTGAATACGGTGTTTTCGGTAGTCATATATTTGTGCTCTCTTTTGATTAACAAAGTTTTGTTGTGCTGGTGTAAGCGGCACCAGCTCCGTGCTCTCTATAACGTGTATCTTCAAAGTCGGCTGAATCACAGACTCAGCCAGCTGTCAACAACTTTCTTATCGAATGTGAGCCAGCTGGATTACGAGGGTATCGAAGATAGTGCTGCGCGGGTCGCCCTCACGACGCTGCACATGGAACAGAGCTATCTGTGATGGCTCGTTCTGGTATCCGAGGAAGCTGCTGTATTCGCCACCAACCGTGTCCGTACCAAAGAAGGCACCGTTAACGATAAGGCGGTCATTGTTAAAGCGGCAAATGCTGTGCTTATCACCCATACGGAATAAGCCAACATGAACGCCCAGCTGCTGCGCCCGTTGGTCCCGGCGCTTCTCCAGACCTGCTTGGCTCGACGCCACCCCGACACCATGCTCGTACAGAACATTCGTGCCGTAAATGCTGTCAAGGTGAAACGCCCCGCGTGGGATACTGAACATGACCTGCTCACCGTACACTGCCTCGCTTATCATCTTCACTGCGTTGTACATCGGCCAGCTCAGATGCTCCTGACCCGCCATGTAGCTATTCATACCGTGGCCGTCCCAATCGTGGTTGCCCGTCACCATCACACAGTGAACACGGATACCAGTCATGGCCAGCTTACCAATCAATTCGACCAGCAGCTCAGTGGCCTCCTTCATCTGCTCTGCCGTACCCATGTCACAGCCACGGGCAGAGTTGATGTGCTTCTTGTCGGACTCAATCACGTCGCCCAGCACTACCAGCTTAATCAGCTCGACGTCATAACCTGCATGAACGTGCTGCTGAATCTTCTGCACCAGCGCATCGCCGTACTCGGCTACACGTTGACGGGCCACCGCGCTGTTGTAGTTGCCAGACAGCTTACCGATTTGCAGGTCGCTGAACAGGGCTTCGACTGTCATCTTCTTACCAGCCGGATTGTAGCGGCGTGGTACGATAGGCAGCGGGTTGATGCTCAGGTCGTTCAACAGCGTGCGGTAATCACGCAGCACCTGATTCTCGTCCAGAATAGCACGCATGTCCCGGCGCAGGCTGTTGTTGCTGGTGCTCATGTTCCGGCTACGCGCCAGTTCACGGGTCCGCTCAACCTCTTGCGTAACGCTGCCCTCGACTTCGCTATCATCCATACAGGATACCCAATAGCGCAGCAGCTGCGGCGATACCTTAACGCCTTTCAGCTTGGTCAGGTCAGACGCTGCCTTGCTGATTACGTTCTCCGCACGCTGCATTGCGTTACGAATATCAGTGTTGGTAAATAGTTCACGAATCTTCAAAGGTAATTCTCCAGTTGTTGTCTCTCTATAACGTTACTCTTTAATCTGGCCAGAATCATAAATCTGGCCACCTGTCAACGATTAAATAAAATTACTGTCACCCTGTTGACGGAAGTCTGTATCCGTGATAGCATTCGCGCCAGCTGCCGCAGGCCCACGTATTCCCTCCAGTGCCTCGGCCAATGTCGGCGCACAGTCTTTCAGGATAGCGAAGGCAATGTCGATTGCCTCGTCTCGCCCCATCCCTATAACGTCATGCTCACCTCGGAACTCTTGAGAGAAGACAATGCCATCTGAACTACCGTAGATGACTGTCTCCATTTCCTCGCCCTTGTAGGTGCATACACCTTCCCACAAATTAACTTTACTCATATCGCCTCACTTAACGTGCGTTTTGCTGTACATGCTCGGACCCATTTCAGCTGCTGCTGGGAATGGTACGTCTTTCAGGATACCGTAGTCCGGCCAGAATGACAGGATACGTTCCCGCGCCGTCTCCATGATGTGCTTGGTATCCAGCGCCGCCTGACGACCTACCACTTCGTCTGCTGCATCCAGATACGCCGCATCGTGTACGTTGGTCATCAGCGCTACCTTGCCATCATAGAAGTCGTTGGCAATCAGGTGTCGAATCAGCATACCGAACGCCACAGCCATCATGAAGAACGCTTCACCCTGACACCAGTAGTTCGCCATTTCGGTTGCCTTGTAGTCCATCACCTGACGTCCATCACGCCACTGCTTCTTCTGACGGAAGCTGTAACGCTGGCCAGATGGTGAAGTCCAGTAGCCAACCTTGTACACGCTGAATGAGCCATCGTCATTCTGCTCACGCTTGAGCTGGCCCGGTAGGTTCCCGGTACGCTCCACCTCTTTGCGAATCACGTCACGGAACTTGATTGAGTCCGGGAACAGCTTCGCCTCATTGTCAAGGAACTCCTGACAGAACTCCAGCGACAGACCAGTTGCGAACGCAATGCCTTTGGCCGTTGCTCCGTACTGTGCTGCGAATGACGGCGGCTTAATGTCGGTACGGCGCTGCTTCCACATCTTGTAGTCCGGGCCGTCTTCGTCCTCAACAGCCAGCTTGAGCACATCCTCATAAGGCATGTTGTGACGGAACGCCAGACGGTAGCAGTGCATGTCCGTGCCAGTCTGGAGCAGGTGCAGCAGCTTCAAGTCGCCAGTATGCACACAACCCATGACCACTTCCAGTGCGGAGTAGTCAACCTCTATGATGCGTCCATCGGAGCCGAACCGGGAGGTGAACATTTGCTTAACCTTCGAGGTTCCGTCACGCGGGAGGTTTTGCAGGTTAGGGTTCCCAGAGCTGAGGCGGGTAGTGATGGTAGCGCATGTATTAAGGCGGTGATGAATAATGCCCGAACCGTCATCGTCCATAGGGATAACGTATTGGAGCATACCAGACAGTTTCTTAACGCTTCCATCTTTGTTGTACTCAGTTCGCAGGTAATAGGTGCCTGTGTCTTTCTCCAAAGACGCCAGCTCGTTCACCAGCTTCGCAGCGGTAAAGCCCTGCGCCGCCAGACCCTTCATTGCATCGCCGCTGGTGCTGAACACCGGGCTACCATCTGGCAGCGTCTGTGCTCCACGGAACTCACCCCGGTCGCCGTACTTCTCCGCTACGTGGCCGGGCAGTCGGTCAATGTCGATGTGGCCGGGGAAGTAGAACAGGTCATCTTCCCATTTCAGCTTCTCAACATCAGTATCCTCACGGAACACCTTCGGCTGGCCCTTGTTCTTCCCGGATTTGTATGTAGCGATGTTGGAGTCGAAACGCTCCTCCAGCACTTCAATGCCGATTTCATGTGCTTGTGCAACAGGCACGCGGCGGGTGCCGAAGTAGTAGTAGTCCTCCTTCTCGTACTTGATTGGGTCATAGCTGACACGCTTCTTGTACTTGATTGGCCCGCCGTAAATCAGAGCCGACATCATGAAGTTGGAACCCCAATTGAACTCGAAGGTTTCTGGCAGCTCAGGCAGCAGCTGCTCCAGCTCCGTCTTCAACTCAGCGATACGCGCTTCCTGCTCAACCTGATTCGCTTTCGCCGTAGGCATATCCACCCACAGACCGAACCACTCGCAGTATGCAAACGCCAGCAGTGCATCCATACGTTCCCACACCAACGGGAACTGGCCGCGCTCAGTGAACTTCTGATACTGACCGTAGAACACCAGCGCCGTGTTGGGAATGTCACCGTTGACCAGATAGTCGTGCAGCAGCATCGGGTCAATCTCGCTGGTGCGGACACCCTGCTCCCACAGCACCTTCACGCCGTCCACCTTGTGAGTACCACCGTACTTCGGTGCCGTCTCGTCCAGTGATGCGTATTGGCTCTGCTGGTCAGTCACAAGATACTCACCGTGCATGGTACACCACACCCGGCCACCGCGTTTCAGGAACGCTTCGAAGTTCTTGCGGTCGTGTTCAAGGAACCAGCTTATCTCATACGCCGCGTTGTGTGCGACGATAAGCCAGCAGTCATCAGGGATTGGACACCACTCTGACCCCGCTGCAATAAACTCCTCCCGGCTGCTGTAGCGAACGTACTGCACGGGTCCAACGTCTGTACTGCCATCTGATAAGGCACGGTCATAACGCCATGCGGACTCGACAACGTAGTTCTGCGGGCAATACGGCGACGCCTTTGAGCCATACCATTCATAGTTTTCTGTCTCCAAGTCAATGTGCATTATGCAGGACATGGGTACTCCTTATTCAAACTTGCATGTACCGCCGTGAAACACGACTTCGAATTGCGATGAAGCCTGTTGGCCGGACAGAGGCATCTTGTTCTTCGGCGTGCTGATGCCGCGAATGTCGATGTACTCTGGCTTGCTCTGCGGGTCCAGACGACCCATGAACAGTGCGAGGTCCAGCGCACCCTGTACACCAATCTTCGACTGCTTCAATGCAGTGAGCGGCGGGTACAGCAGGTCGTAACCCTCAGCCGACATTTGCATGGTGCCGAGCATAATGCAGTCATGCTCACATCCCAGCACACGCAGCTCCTGCCACTTCGCTTCGAGGTTCTGGTGCTCAGTCTCCATCGTACCACCCTTGACGTTTGCCACCATGTCGATGACCAGCGCCGCAGGTTTCATTTCTTCCATCAGTGTGGCTATCTGCGCCATCGTCAGGCTGTGTGCATCCTTAACACGGATGCGGTCCCACGTCCCGACCTTCTTCAAATACTCCGGCGCAAACTCACCCTTCTGGTGAGCTTCACGAATCTGCTGTAACGTCCAGTGCGTCGCCGCCTGATAGATACGTGGTACAGTACGCGAAGCCAGAGACTCGTTGACGAGCCACAGTATCGGACGGTCGCCATACACATCTGGCTGCTGCACCATCTGCTCCACCCAATCCACGACAATGCAGCTAAGCAGAGAAGTTTTACCAGCATCCACAGGAGCAGCCACAGCGATACAGTCTCCACCTCTTGCACCCCTTATGCGCTCGGCCAGTACGGGCATGAAGCGGAACTTCAAACCACCTTGTTCATCATTCGCCGCCAGAATATCATCGACGTTTCGATTCTCCCATTGCAGCAGTGAGTCCTGCGTCTTCACAGTCTCGCTGTACTTGCGCTGGAGGTTCTTGAGTTCGGCCATAATGTCAATATCATCGCCGTCCTGATAGCGCTGGTTCACAGCCGCCACCTCGCCGGAGTATGCCAGCTCAGCCAGCATACGCACGGTTCCCGCTACATCGGCATCGGACACCTTCTGAACCTGCTGAATCAGCAATCGCATTGTTGCCATTTCTTCGGGCGACAGGTGAGTTCCACGGAGGGACAGCATCGTGCCGAAACTGCTCCATGATACCTCTGCATCATCAGGGTACGTGCTCCAGTACAGAGCAACCCATCCGAGCATCGAGTTGGTGTCCGGTGCCATCATGCTGCCCGGAATACTCTTACGCAAGCGGTCAAACACCTTGCGGTTACACAT